TAGGCATCTACCGCCATTTTTCTGTTGCCTACGTTTATAGTTTTTATTCCCTTAGACAATAATTCATCAACTGCAATTTCTGATGCTTGTTCTATAGTTAATCCACCACTTAAAACTAATGAAGCAGCACTTTCAGTTGCGTCACTGTACGCACTTTTTACACTATTTACAATGTCTAATTTGTTTACCCTTTTTTGCGCCCGATTAAGTGCAGAATCAATTAAACCATCAATTGCATATTCTGATAAAGTTTGAAACCCACCGCTTACATCGGGTAATATTCCAGCAGATAACAACTCCGCTGCTGCTGTTTGTTCTCCTATTGAGTATCCAATTTCTACAGCGTTAGTCACTGATACTGGTAAAGCAGCTATAGCTTTGTCAGCTTGTTTTGTTGCTTCCTCAAATAACTTACTAAAAGATTTTTGTTTAAATTGCAGCCAAGACTCCACAGACGATAAATACTCTACATTAGTGTTACCTTCTAATATTGTGTCAGCTGTTAATTCAGTTAAAACATCTTGAACTGACCTAAATACCTCTGCGTAAGATTCGACTATCTGTTCATTGTTAACTGGGTCATAAGCCATATCATGGTAAGTCTAGGACATCAGATACGTTTTGGTCAGACAAGTTAAAATTAGTTGCAATCTTAAGTACTTCTTGTTCAACTTCCTCTTCTGATAATTCGGGGTTAAGCAATTTAACTTTAGTTTCTAGTGATGCTGCTTGCGCCCTATGTAGTGATTCAATTACATTTGCAGATTCTCTTACATCTTGTTGCACTGCGTCTTGCCATTCTATTCTTATATCTAATGGTGTATATTGTTTACCAAATACTTCTACGTCTAATTGTTGTAATCTGTAAAGGATTTCTTGTAAAGGATGTGTCCAGTATCTTTGTTTTTTACCTTGTGTTGTAAATGATTTTCTTTCACGCAGTTTTAACGCAGTGCCGCTTTCAGCTCTACCTTCTATGTTTATACCAAACGATTGTGGTGAATACCCAGCTGCTGTTACAGCTCTGTCGATAAGTTCCATAACTGTTTGTTTATGTGCTGCATCTCTTATATCAAATTGGACTGGCTGTATGCCTTTGTGTTCGCCATTAGGGTCAATCTCTAATCCTGTAAATATTTCTGCATCAATATCAAAAGATGTTCCTCTTCCTCTACCTCTGCGCTCTAAATATTCTGTAGGTACAATAACTCTTGATTTGCCTAATCTAATGTCTCTCATCCATGATGTGTAAGTTTCATCTATTGCGTCAAATAGACCTTCGATACCGTCATAATCAGAACGACCGTATTCATAACCACGTAATCTTCTTAAGGGTCTTTGATTAGGTACATAGACTGATGCTAAACCATCAAAAGGTAATACAACTTCATCTTCCAAGTCAGCTGTATCAGCTAATTTAGATAACTCTACTCTTGTACCAAGATTTGTCTTAGTGCCGTAGTAAAGTGCGTGATGTATTAATCCATCTTCGTGATGTTCAATATGTCTATATATACCTTGACCATCTGCTGGTTCGTATTCTTGGACGTAGCCTACGCCAACTAACTCTCCATACATAAATGTTGCAATAGCCCTGTCGGGAGATACTATCTGTATTTTTGGAGCTTTCATAAATCTTGTATCGTAAACTAATCTTAAAAACACTCCGCCTAATGCAGAACATGTCTCCCCAGCTTCAAGTAATTTGTTCTTAAGTCCGCAGTAATCTAACAAATCGTTTAATTCGCCTTGTGTTTTATCTATATCTGATTCTGATGCTTCTTTGTCATGTACAACAAAACTAGGTGGTTCTGAAAATAATAAATCGGAACTTGTTTGCGCTATGTCACCAGCTAAAGGAACGTGGATTTGGTGTCTGTCAGTTTGCAGCTCTGTTGCGCCTTTACGTGTCCAAAACATGTAACGTCTTGGTCTGTAATCTTGTGGAACGTTAGCATAAGTTTTACGCAGTATGGCTGGGTCGCCTGCATGCCATGCAGAATGTTCTTCGTATACGCGAAATATTTGTTTATGATTTTCGGGTGGGTATTGTTCCCCGTTAGCGGGTAGCCTTAACATTAATACCTTTTCTTTTTTTTATTTAGACCTTTTTTCTTAGCCTTCTGTGCTTTTGGATAACCTTTTTTCTTTGGCATCTTATTCACTCCTTGTAATCCAATGTCGCCATATAGCGCCTAAACTTATCATTGCATATCTTAGCGCATCTACTGCATGGTCATTACGTTTTAAAGGTTTATCTTCGCCTTTTTCTTGTTGCTTGACATCCCAAACATACGACTCAATCTCTTCGATTAAGTTAGTACAGCTGTTATGAACCTGCAGCTTACGACTTCCTAATAAGTTGTATACTATTCTAATACCATCTTGTACATTGTTGTTCGCTTTTGATACACCTAAATGATTATCCCGCCATAGTTGTGTTATGAAACTAGCAGCTGAAGGGTCAACAAAAATACGTCTTACATCATAACCATCTAAAAACTTTGTAAGTTCCCTTGAGTATTCTGCATCTGATAATTGTCTCTGACCTTTTTTAGAATCATAATAATATTCTTTGACTGCGTATAGTTTATCGTCTTCTCCTTCTCCAATAAGAATTGCTGTAAAAGGATTAGTTGTACCATAGTCAATGCCTACCCAGTACTCTCTCATCTTTGGCAGCTCATTAACAACATTATGTAATCTATCAAAACAATCATAAACAGCGCCTTCTGCCATTACCCACTCGCCATTAATAAATCTTCTGTACCATAAACTAGATGCTGGACTGTACTCTGCCTTAAGTGACTGTACATACTTAGGGTCAAGTGTATGATTATCGTCTAATTCAAAAGCAAAGTTTTTTATATCAAGTTCATCTTCTCTATCTAAAAACTTCTTTTTTAACCAATGGTTAGGACTATCGGGGTTTGTTGTTAAAAACATTTGTGCGTTCTGTACACGTAATCGAGATAAAAGCATATTAAAAAATGATTCAGCCCATAGTGTTACTTCGTCTCCATAAGCGCCAGCAAGTGTTAGTCCACGTATCTTTGCTTCAGCTCTTTCATCATTAGCGCCTACGATATAAATAGTTCTATTGCCTATTTGTATCTCACCACTACCAGTTCGTGTAATTAAACTGCCCGAACCGTCCATTAACTCGCTTAAAACGTCAATTACGTTCCTCTTTAGCGTTCTTTCGGTCTTACCTACCATCAATAAGTTACCTTTTGCGCCAGTTTGGCAAAATTCTATCCATCTAATTAATGACGATATAGTCTTGCCACTAGATACAGAACCTTGCCATATATTAATTCTTGCAGTCGAATCTAATATAGAATCTAGTTGCTTACCCTTCTGTAGATTTATCATTGCGTAAGTCCTCTATTTGTTTAGCTAGTTCTTTGACTGGGTAGTCTTGTGCTGTTGCAAAATTACGTTCTGTTCTGCCCCACTTGTCGGGGAATTTACGCTCTAATCTCCATGCAGCTGCTGTCCAATTCTTTTGTGCAGCCTGTCCTATTAATCCAACTAACATTGCTTCTGATTGTGCTTGACTCTTTTTTACTGTGTCGGTAAATTCGACAAAAATAGCTTCTTTTTTACGGATTCTAGCTCTTGTGTTCTTACTTAAACGCTCTTGTTCTCTATTGCCACGTTTAATCCATTCATAAATACTGTCACGATTGATGCCTACTAAGGCTGCTGTTGTTTCTATGTAATTTCCAGCACGTAGATATTGTGCTATCTCATTCATTAATTCTGTTGTCAGTTTTGTTGGTCTACCTGCCATTGTTACCTAATCCTGTTAGGTCAACAAACTAAAGCCTGTTTAGTTTTAGCTGTTAACTACCGCTAGTCCTACATCTCGCAGAACTTCTTTAACGACTTCGTTATTGCCGCTTGTAGCATTATATAGCAAATCTGTCATCAATATACACGCTGCGTTAAATAAATCATTGCCTGTAATCTCTATACCGTTACGCTTTATAACTGCTAAATCTCCTTGTAAAAACATTGCGTCAACAATTGACTCTCTTAATGCTCTAAATTCTTTATATGCTGCGTGTTCATTTAGTAATCTTACATACTCAACAACACTAGCACATTTACTTGGAAAAATTCTTACGCCCCAACCTGGCCAATTCTTTATACCTTGTGGTAGTAAGTGTGGAGCATCTTTTTTAAATACTCTGATACCAAATAAGTTCTTTGCCTCATTCTAAGTGATTGGTTCTCTAGATGCTGCTGTAACTACTGAATATGCCATTACCTAGATTCTTTGGATTTTGGTTTTGCAACGCTCTTCTTTGCACGCTTCTTTGGTG